TGTTTAAATCAGATATATTTCCAATTTTATTCGTAGTTAAATCTGTTTCTATAGCAATGATTTCTGCATAAGCTTCGTTGACATTTTCAGCAAGAACATCATCTCCATTTATTCCATTAATTTTATCAGTCCATGTTTTAACACTATTAGGATAACTTGCTGCCATAATTAAACCTCCTGTAAGAGTTTATTTTCATAATTAATTAATTAATTAAATAAAAAAAAGAAAATTTTATTCTTTTTAATTCAATTACTAAATTATCAAGTGTCATTTTTTCACCATCCTTTTATTTGTAAATAAAAAAAGCATCCAGTTTTCATAAGATGCTTTTTAAAAATTTAAGCTATATTTTTTCTATGAATTATCTGAATATCTTCTTTATCCATCTGTGCGTAAATTTGCGTAGTACTTGGACTTTCATGTCCTAGTAACTTTTGAACTGCTGCTAAACTGGCACCATTTCTCAATAAATTTGTTGCCATAGTGTGCCGGACCAAATCCAAAAGTTTGGATTTGCTCCGAAATCCAAACTAAAATAAAATCCAAACTATCCGGTAGAAATCAAAGAAACCAGAGGGCTCTGAGCTTTATAAAGTTTGGATTTTATTTTGAAGTAAGACTCATATATGATAAAGCCAAGGAGGTGTTCATATACGGATTTTACACATTTACAGCAGCATTATATGGATCAATGATAAACTTCTGGGGCTTGAAGAAATGATCCCGGCTATAAATAAAATCCAAACTTTTCTACTGTTGAATGTATTGAATTTCCTTACTTTTGGTCGGTAAGTTTGGATTTTATTTTAGTTTGGATTTCTTAAAATATGAGGGTAAATACTCTTAGCAATACCAGCTCTAACACCCAATTCTTTTACAATATCTTCAAATGACCTCCCACTTAATCGATTATTAGGAAGTTTACGTGCGATAAATAAACTAGGTTGCATATCATTTCGTGTTTGTAAATATTTCTGCAAAAATAACAAAGCTCTTGCACTCAGATATACTTCTCTTTCTTTATTGCCCTTGCCGATTACCCGGCAAGATTTATTAAACCAATCAATATCTGCACGATCTAGCTTATGAATCTCATCTAAACGACATCCCGTGCTATATAAAAACTCAATTATTGCTTTCTCACGTTCAGTTTTACAAGCGACTCGTAATAATTCTAATTCTTCATCTGATAAAGATTTACGAATACGTTTTTCAACCTTTGTAGCTTTAATATTCCACATTGGATTTTTTTGCAAATAATCTTGTCCGACTAGCCATGAAAAGAATGATTTTAAAGTAGTAATAACTGATGACAATGTACTATTTTTAATACCGGTTTGAGAATATTGAGCCAGATACATACGAATATCTATATCTGTAATTCCATCAATATCTTTACACACTATTCTTGAAAACCTGTCTAAAATTAACCAATAATTTTTAATTGTCTTTGGTGACATACCATCAATCTTTTTAGCAGCTAAATAAAGTCCTATCCTGGCAGGTAAATTATGCCGCACAGCTAAGTCAGTACACTCAGAAATAACAGTAAAATGATACATTTCTTCTTGCATAATCAACCTTAACTTTTGTAATGATTCTAAATCCAAGAATTGCGATGCCCTGTCTAAAATTTTAATAATAATTTCTTCTTTCAATTTTAAGCCTCCCTTGACTAATTAAATATTATATTAACATAATAGCATATAATATTTAATTAGTCAAGGGTTATAATATTTAAGTTACTTCAACCCATAATCCAATGCTGCGGTATTTGTTGCAATATCAACGGTATTTTTGGCACTCATTCCTCTTGCAATTAAGTCTCCCATATTAAGTCACCTCCACAACTTTTATAGTTAAATTACCTCCTGTAATTACCGTTGGAGTTATCACTAAACTATAAAATCCTGTCAATCCATCAAACTCCCACAACTCAGACGAAGTACCAGTAGTTGAAGTTGCCAGTGTATGAGTAGACCAATTGTAGCCATCTATAGTTATTGCAGTACTTGTTGATGTAAATTTTGCAGCAAATGTAATAGTCCTGGCTGAAGCCGTACCTGAGATTTCAATCTTAACACTATCTGTATTACCCAATACTATTTCTGTTGCAGACACAGGAGTAGCAGTAATAGCATTGTAAAGAGTTACTGCCGGAGTAATTATTGGTATTAAGCTAGAAGGCAAAGGTATATCATCTATCCATGTTGTACCATTAAAAATGAAAGTTTTTTTAGTGTCATATTCAAACGCCTTAGAATCACGTTCTATATTTGTTGGTTTTACTATCGTAGACAGCCCCATCCATGCTTTTATTTGCCCTGAATATTGCCAATCCATTTAAAAACACCCTCTTCCAAAAAAAATAAAGGGACATATTTCAGTCCCTTTTTATTTATTAATTAAAATTTTTCCACATAATTCACTTACAAATTCAATCTTTTTAACAGATAAACTGTCAATTAAATTCAATGCTGTATCGTATATTAACTTTTTATCAGCTTCTTCAATATACTCTGATAATCTATATTTCATTTTCATGAAATTTCCTTTAAGCAAGGTTTCAATTGCTTCTACTTCAATATTTTTTATTACTTCTTTTTTAACTTCTATATTCTTTTTAATCTCGTTAAAAAGTTCAAAGCCTTCCCTTTCGAGAAGGCTTTTTAGATTTTCATCACGGATTGTTACTGTTTTTGTTGGATCTTTTTTTAGTCTATATGTCCACATATTCTACTCCTATTATGCTATCAAATGAACATAAACAGCTTTGACCTTGCTGGTCAATACAAATGCATCATAGATGACACGACCTTCTACAAGATTTCCGTTTACACCAGGAGGATCATCATGAATCTTATAACTGTCCAACTTATCAGCAGCAACAGTGGCAGAAGGATGAGCTATAACAAATGCTGCGCTGGTAGGAAGATAGGAACTTGGAACCTTTATAATTTTAACGTTATCAATTTCTCCCACTTGACCATTTATTAACATTTTTTGCCCTAAGTCAGATGCTTTTACGAAAGTATCATCCAGCTTGATAAACTTATAAAAACTAGGTGATACCCATGCAATTAATCCAACTGACGGTACTTTATTATCAGTTAAATAAGATGTGCCATCCAAAAACTTTTCATATGCATTGTCAGCAGTAATAGCTACTGGAGTTGCAGAAGTTGAGCCATCTCCACCGTTGGCAATAGCAGCCAGAGCCATAGCATTAATTCTATATGCATCGATTTCAGGTACTATAACCTCATCAATTTCACGAGCAAGACTTTTTCCTGCATTTTTTACGCCCATCTGCTCTTCGGCGTTTCCCTTATCAATTATAAATGTGAACGATCTATCTTTAGTCAGTGCTAAATCCTGTTTAACATCTTGTAATTCACTGGGAGTACCATATCTATTTGCGCTTGCAGTTCTATCATAATTACCCAATGCAACTGTAGGAATACTATAAACAGTAACAGTATTTACACCAACCCAGTCATAGTTTCGATTTACACCACTTGCGGTTAAACTCTTTAATTTAAACCTTTCATCCACTTTAGATGAATATTTCTGAGCTAAATTTATAGCCATAATTAACTATCTCCTTTACGAATTTTAATATTTTTTATTATACTGAATTGAATCCACTCAGAAAATCGTCTTCAACGACAATCTCTGTACTTCCATGAGTTGTAACCCCAGTATTAATAGGGGCTTTTTTAGTATTAGAAGCATTAGTTTCTAATACTTTGATCCGTTCTTTGAGTTGTTTATTTTCGTTCCATGCCATTGCATCAGTTAGTGATTTTCCGGTTTTAGCCTTGTATTCCCAAACTTCCTTTGGTATGGCTTCGGGTTTTACATCAGGATAATTTTCGAAAAATTCACTAAATTCAACTTGCTGTTTTTCCTGATCTACTTTGGTTTGCTTCTCAGTATTAAACATAGTTTCAAGTTGACTTGTTTTCTGTTCATTTTTATATAATCTTTCTGCAATTTCAACAGGAACATTTTCTTTTTCAGCCAATGCATTTATTTCATTAGCTTCATCTTGCTGTTGCCATGCCTGAACAACTTCTTCAGGTGTCATATTATATTGCTTGGCAAATTTTTCAACATAAGATAAAGCCGGATTTTTCTTTAAGTTATCAAATTCTCCATAAACCTTGTCATAATTAAGACCTTTTTGAGCCAATTCTTTAGCTTCATCAAGTGTAATTTCTTTTTCTTCATGATTATACTTGATTTTAATTTTAGGAACTTCTGTCTCAATTTTGGTGTCAACTTTCGTTTCAACTTTTTCTTCAGATTTAACTTCTTCTTTAACCTCTGGTTTGGTAATCTCAGGAATAATTAAATCATCATTTAAACCTGTTAAATCAATCTCTGCTCCACCTTTATCATCTGCTGCGTCCATGTATGGTTGCATGAACATATTAAATAACTTCATAAATATCTCCTTCTGGCTATGGTAGGCCAAATAAATTTAAATAATAAAAAGCACCCTTTCGAGTGTTTTAACTACCTTTAAGATTTATCAACAGAATAAGATGAACGTAACGTACCTCTATTTGGAATATAAGTATCACATAAAGTACCGTTGTTTTTTATTCCAACTAAGTGTCTAGGTTCTTGTGTTTTATCCATATTGATTCCAGGTACAAATGTCAAAGCTTCAGCAACTGCATAACTACCATCAGGATTCTTTTGCTGTGTAGTTACCTGAACTATGCAACCATTAGGTAAATTACATACCTTTGTTGATTTCATCCAGCCCTGATCCTGACTTGAAGCTTTGCACAATAGAGCAAATGTATCTCCATCCCCATAAACTTTCAAATCTGATATATTTGCTTTAGCGCCTTTAACTTCTGAAATGTCTAACATTTTTTCACTCATATTTCTCTCCTTAATTTAATTTTTTGTTTTATTGTGTTTTTTGTCCCTCTGCTTGATGCATCATTTTAGTTACAATTATCTGATACTGTGTAGGAGGTAAAGCTTTTAACTTTGCCTGAACATCAGTAGGTAATGTTGAAACAAACTGATCTAATGCAGCAGTATCTACAGTTGCATTTTGTAACTGTGGTTGTGGTTGTTTAGGTGGTAACTGAGTATTACCCTGTGGTAATCCTAGTTGTGGTTGAGATTGTGGTAATTGCTCTGCTTTTGCTTTAAGTTTATCTATCAATTCTTGTTTATGCATTAAATAACCATCAGGTAAAGATTCCAGATAATCTATTATTTCAATTAATCCTTGTTTAAGTAAATTATCTAATGTCTGAACTGAAGCTACCTCTGACCAATAACTTGAAGCACCAACATCAGTTTTAATATTAAGCCATAAATTTTTGAATGTTGAAAAATCAAACTTTTCTTCTACTTTGTTACCATCTTTAGTAATAATAATAGGACGTATCCCATAATTTGTTCCCATTAAATCAAGTAAAATTCTAC